AAACTCATAAGTGTTACTCCTGACGCAGAAAAGCATATGGCATATTGTGCTCGCGTGAGTAACCCTGCAAATCAAGAGAATGAAAAGTTCTCTGGTCTTCTTAAGTATTGTATTCAACATCAACACTGGAGTATCTTCGAACAAGCTTCGATGACTGTAGAGATCAATACTACTCGTGGTATTGCGGCTCAAATCCTACGTCATAGGTCCTTCACGTATCAAGAATTTTCGCAGCGTTATGCTGATACAAATCTTCTAAACAAAACTATTCCTCTTCCAGAACTTCGTCGTCAGGATAATAAGAATCGTCAAAACTCAATTGATGATATTCCAGATTATCTAAGACTCACTTTGACAGAAGATATCCGTGTTCATTTTGAGCACTCTCTACGCCTCTACAACCGTCTTCTGGAGAAGGGAGTTGCAAAGGAGTGTGCAAGGTTCGTACTGCCCCTGGCAACGCCCACACGACTTTATATGACCGGTTCTGTAAGGTCATGGATCCATTACATTGATCTTCGTTCGGCACACGGGACACAGAAAGAACATATGGAAATTGCAGAGTTGATTCGTTGTATCTTTACCTGTCAGTTCCCTGCAGTATCTGAAGCACTTGGTTGGACTCGTGATGGTTGCTCTGAGTGTAATGATGCACCATCTATTACTATTGAATAAATATTGACACATAGAATGGAGGTGTAACATTGGCAACATATCCTGTTATCAATAAACAAACTGGTGAACAAAAAGAAGTGACGATGAGTGTTCATGATTGGGATCAATGGAAAAAAGATAATCCCGAATGGGATAGAGATTGGTCTGATCCAACAACTTGTCCTTCATCTGGAGAAGTTGGTGAAATTTATGATAGACTTAAGAAATCTCATCCAGGGTGGAATGATGTTTTACATCAAGCATCAAAAGCACCAGGATCAAAAGTAAAACCAATTTAATTTTATATGGCAAGAAGAAAGAGAGTAGATGATCAACCGATTGGTGTTGGAATGACCGCTAAACAAATGAAGCGCAAAAAGCCAATCAGTGCTGATTTAATGAGGGATATTGAACCTCTTACTGAAAATCAAAAACTTTTATATCAAGCATACGAAAAGAATAAAAATATCGTTGCTTATGGATGTGCAGGAACAGGTAAAACATTTATTACTCTTTATAATGCACTTCAAGATGTACTAGATGAAAGAAGTCCTTACGAAAAAATTTATATTGTAAGGTCTCTTGTTGCTACCCGTGAGATTGGGTTCCTTCCTGGAGATCACGAAGATAAATCTTCTCTTTACCAAATTCCATATAAGAATATGGTAAAGTATATGTTTGAAATGCCAGATGATGCATCATTTGAAATGTTGTATGGAAATTTAAAATCTCAAGGAACAATTAGTTTTTGGAGTACTTCTTTCATTCGTGGAACAACTTTAGATAATGCCATTGTAATTGTAGATGAATTTCAGAACTTAAACTTTCACGAACTTGATAGTATTATTACTCGGGTTGGAGAAAATAGTAAAATTATGTTCTGTGGTGATGCTACTCAAAGTGATCTACTCAAGACAAATGAAAAGAATGGCATCATTGATTTTATGAAAATTCTTCGAGTTATGCCTTCAATTGATATTGTTGAGTTTGGTGTAGATGATATTGTCCGTAGTGGATTTGTCAAAGAATATATCTTAGCAAAAATGGAAGTTATTGTATGATTTTTGAGCATTGTAATTTTTTAGGTGATATTGAACTAGATTGCAAAACAACAGAAAGCATCCGTCTCTATAATCTTCCTAATGGAGATTGGGTGCCTTCTATTACTTCAGTGACTTCTTTTTATAACCGACAAATTTTTGTTAAGTGGAGAGAAAGAGTTGGTATTGAAGAAGCAAATCGTATTACTAAAAAGGCAACAGCAAGAGGAACAGATTTTCACCAAGTTTGCCAAGATTATCTTGAAAATAAAGAATTGAACTGGGATGATTATCAACCCCTGACAAAGTTTATGTTTCATCACGCAAAACCTTATCTAGATAAGATAAATAATATTCACGCAATTGAAAGAACACTCTATTCAGAATATCTTGGATTAGCTGGACGGGTTGATTGTATTGCGGAATATGAGGGAGAACTTGCGGTTATAGACTTTAAAACTTCAGATAAAATTAAACCAGAAGAGTGGATTGAAAATTACTTTGTGCAGGAAACATTTTATGCTGCTGCATATTATGAGATGACTGGACAAGTGGTTAATAAACTTATTACTTTAATGGTTACTCCTAGTGGAGAGGTCAAAGTATTTGACAAAAGAAACAAAGGCGATTATATTAAGTTATTAGTTCGCTACATTAAAGAATTTGTACATCACAATACTAGGTCAGATGGAAAATGAATTAGAAAAAGCATTAGAGAGTAAATTCTTTTGTCCATCAAAGTTTGCACAAGAAATTGAAAATCTTGTGCAAGTGAATATTGAAATGAATTACATTGATGCGATTATCTATTTCTGTGAACAAAACAATATTGATTTTGAATCTGTTCCTAAATTGATTTCAAAACCTTTGAAAGAGAAAATTAAATACGAAGCAATGCAACTTAATTTTCTCAAAAAAACTTCCCGAGCAAAATTAGTTTTTTAATGGATCACACTGATATATTTCCAATTGTTGAAGAGAACTTTTTAACTCCCCAAGCAATACGATTACTTATTAATTGGGTAAAACAAAGAGAAGATTCATTTAATAAACATATCAATGAAATTGAATACTGGAATGGAAAGTGCATATACTATAGAGATATGCCATCTGACATTCAAAGAGTTTTAAAGTCTGCCTCTTTGGCAATGAGAAAATATATTCAAATTAATCTAATAAATGAAAGTAGATACTTATATTCGGAACTACCACAATTAATTAGATGGAAAGAAGGTGATGTAATGACTCCACACGCGGATAACATAGAGCAAGATGGAATTACACCAAATACTTCTCCTTGGCGTGATTTTGGTGGAGTTATATATTTGAATTCTGATTTTGAAGGTGGTAAAATATATTATCCAAATCTTGGTATTGAAGTAACTCCAAGACCTGGAATGTTAGTTCTTCATCCTGGAGAATTAAAATATACTCACGGAGTTTCTAGGATTAATACAGGAAAACGTTACACTATAGTTTCATTTTTTACATTTGACCAATCATATGCAGGATTCTCTTCGGAAGATTAAGGTGACACCAATTGAAGCATATAAAACATACATCTCAATCAAAAATCATTTTACTAAACCAAACTATGACTATTTAAAATATAATGGTAAGGTAAGGGCAGGGGAAAAAAGTTTCTATTCCAGAAAAGATAGATTTTGGTTTGAAAAACTATCAAGACAAAAAAAGGATAATGAAATTTTAGATTTTTTTATTTCCAATTTTGTTTCTTCAAATGATCCACAAACACTTTGGATTGGTGAAATTATTCGTGATGGAAATAGTGTTTATTCTGATTGGATGAAAAAAATTCAATCACTTTCTTACATTTTTAAAGAAGAAAGTCAATTATTATTCGATGGAAATAATGTTGATGAAATTTTTAATTGTTCCAAAGGACATCCTTTAGTTCTTAAAAGTTTTTTAGGAGGAAAAATTAGTCTTGAGACATTAGTAATTTACGATAAAATATTTTTATTTCGAAATGTTTTTGATAAAAAACTTTTGGATCCAGTGTGGGAAACCGTCAGTTTAAAGATTAAAAAATATAGTCCCTTTCTAAATATTGATGTACTGCGTTATCGTAAAATTTTGAAGGAACTTGTTCTGGAGGACCAATGAGTTTTTTTGATTCTGAAGTCGTTCGCTCTGAAATGGCGAAAATTTCCGAATTGCAAGAAGAAATTTATGGAAGTGTCTTTAAATTTTCTTTTATGTCAAAAGAGGAAAAAATTAGGCACGTAGATCTTCTTGAAGATCTTTTGAATACACAGCAAATTCTTTATACTCGTTTGAGTTTATCCGATGATCCAGAAGCACAGGAAATGAAAAAGAAAATTTGTCATTCTACGCAACTAATGGGACTTCCAGATGGAATTGATATAAATGTTATCTTTAACAATATGACACGAATGCTTAAGATGATGAAGGAACAGATTGACAAAACTAGTTCCGACCGCTAGAATAACAAGGTACACAAAGGCCAAATCCGTACAAAACACGAGGTAATCCAATGTCTTTTAACGATCTTAAAAAGCAATCTTCTCTCGGTTCGCTGACTGCGAAACTGGTAAAAGAAGTAGAGAAGATGAGTACAACTTCTGGAGGTGCTGATGAGCGTCTCTGGAAACCTGAAATGGATAAAACTGGTAATGGTTTTGCAGTTATCCGTTTCCTTCCTGCACCTGAGGGTGAGGAACTTCCTTGGGCAAAGATTTATTCTCACGCATTCCAAGGTCCTGGTGGTTGGTATATTGAAAATTCTCTGACTACCATTGGGCAAAAAGATCCTGTTTCAGAACATAATCGTGAACTCTGGAACAGTGGCAATGATAAAGATAAGGAAATTGTTCGTAAGCAAAAGCGTAAACTTTCTTACTACAGCAATATCTACGTTGTAAAGGATCCTGTTAATCCTGCAAACGAAGGCAAAGTTTTCCTCTTCAAGTATGGTAAGAAGATCTTTGATAAGATTATGGAAGCAATGCAACCTGAGTTTGAAGATGAAACTCCTATTAATCCTTTCGACTTCTGGCAAGGTGCTAACTTCAAACTGAAGATTGTAAAGAAGGATGGTTATTGGAACTATGACAAATCAGAATTTGATCGAGTTGCACCACTCCTGGATGATGATGATGCTCTTGAAGCCATCTGGAAAAAGCAATACTCTCTTACAGCAGTAACTGCTCCTGATCAGTTCAAGTCTTATGAAGATCTTGAGAAGCGTCTCAAGTATGTTCTGGGTCAAAAAGGCACTCCTCGTATGTCTTCTGTTGAGGAAGAAACTGAGTATGATGAGTATACTGAAAATGTAGAAAATCGTGTTGTAGCAGAGTTGGAACAATCTTATGCCCGCTCTAAGTCTCCTTCACTTCCTGTCATTGAAAAGGCATCTGATGAGGATGAAGATGATGCACTATCTTATTTCCAAAAACTAGTGGATGATTGATTAGGAATATAATCTAATATTGTCTCCTCTCTTCAGGGTTCTACTTACATATTGAGTAGAACCCTCTTTATATGGCATAATTTCTTCCAGGTCATTGAGAACAACATTTAAGTATGTTGGTTTTAGTAAAAATATATTTCTTTTATTTTCTTCTAATTGACTCTCATACTCATAGTTTGTAATCGGTTTCAATACACTTGTTGAAGGGATCTGTACAGCGGTTTCTAAATTGTTGTCATAGTATTGATAATAATAATTGGTAGATTCTATTAATGGTTCTGAAGATATAAATTCTATTGTTTCGTCTCCATTTAAATCTTGATCTGTATCAACAGTTCCATTGGATGTGACTGTAAATGAAATTGCTTTTCCATCTTCTATAAAAGATATTCCTACATCTTTAACAATAAATGAACCATTTAAAGCATTATTTGAAAAACTACTTAATATGACTGTAGATCCATTTTTTAAGTTGGGAATAAAATTTACTGGGTAAATTATAATATCAGTTAGATTTATATCGGGAGAAATAAAACTCACCTTAGTTTTAAAACTCTGAATAAATCCATTATTAGATTTCCATTGAGTCGGCATTTTAATTCCTGCAGGAAGAATTAAATTTCCTAAACTGTCTCTAATTTCTGTAGTTTCATAGTAACGGACATTATAAAGTTCATCATAAGAATCATATTTTTCTAGCATTACTTTATCAAACACTGATTGTGGTAATGGCCACTCTGTTTGAATATTCAGTATATTGTTAGAAAGAAGAACTACCCAATCAAGAGTTTCGTCATTATAAATTTTGAACGCAACATTATCAGGTCTTTCGTCGCCAATAATTTGATATTTGGTGAAGTATGAAAGATTTCCAAAAATATCTTCACGAAGTTTTCCACGACGAAATAGATTCTTTACAGTTGCATATTCAGAGATCTGCCTTTGATTTGGATCTCTACTGACATAATCAAAATCTGGAACTTGTCTGAAGTATGATGGCATTTTAGTAACCTATTATAGTTTCATCTTTTAGATCTTGATAATCTTTTTCTGTAACTGGTTCAAGTTCTTGGAATTGTAATGATAAATTATAAGATGTCATTGTTGCACTTTCATCATTAAAAGTCATATAAGAACCATCTGGTGTGTAATCGACACTACAAGATTGTAAAGCACACATTTTTATTTTATTTAACGATGGATGATCTTTATCAGTACCCCTAAGATGATACTTTATCTTAAATACATTTGGGGCTTTCATGAATAAATTAAATTCAGTATTTTTCACTGACATATTTTGTTTAAAATATCTTATAATATATTTCACTTGTTCTGCTTCGTTTTCATCTCTTGGAGATAATCTAAAGGTGAAGTTAAAAGGTCTTAGTTGTGGTCCTTGAAATAATAATTCTAAGTTTGGATTTATGACAGCACCACCCATTCTGGATAAAAGACCACTAACACCTACCGCTTTTCCTGCAAGAAAAAGTCTTACTGCGTTACTGATATTACTATTATTACCTGATTTGAATATAGTATCTAAATCTTTTATAACTCTTTCCCCAGTTCCAGCAATATCTGATTGTGCTGCATATGAAACTGAAGCTGCATATGCCTGAAGTGAATTTATATCTTCTCCTCCCCATTGAGCCGCATTTGTATCTGTGATTGATGGTTGAATGGGTAGAGTTACAGATCCTAAAGGGGATCCAAAGTTTCTAGGATCAAATCCTAATTTGGCATCAAAGCTATTGTTCGTAGACTGTCCTACGTTTAATCCTCTACCAACATATTCGTATGCTATAAATTGTATAAAGTCTTGGTTATTCTTTTTAATATTAGTTGGATAAAAATAATGATCATATGATTTTCTTTGTCTATAGGCATTAATTGTTGGGACAGGTATATTTTCTGGATTTGGTAATGGAACTGATACTGGTGCTGCTCCACTTCCTGGCCCTGGTGTTAATGTTGGACTAACGACAGATCCATCTGGATTTGCTCCTTGT